GGCCATATCATTGATTATATCATAAAATATAGTTATTTAATCCGATGATGGCAATGCCAATCGGGGGTACATTGCTAGGACTGTATCCTGGAACCTTGATATTAGTTATTCTTATTTTAAATGGTAGTTCGTAAAGGACAATAGACTTTCTATTTTTGCAGGTAGGATTAACCTTAACCACCCTTTTGCTCTCAACATTAAGAACAGTGGCTTTTGCCATTAACCTGTTATATCCTCTACCATCAAAACTTTGCCTTGCAAGACTGTCCAAACAACTGCATTGCCGCTGTTAGCCATCTGAATATCAAACTCGTCATCTGTTTCTAAAAGTTCTGTTTCATCACTTGCAAGATATACTGTAAACTCTCCTGGACCGTCGTCTTCGTCTGCATCTGGAGTTACTGTTAAAATAACAGCAGATGTAGTTGATCTAGCAAAGTCCATTGTAATTGTCCAGTCTTCAATTACTAGTGGCTCACCAGTGTCATCTTGTACATACATCTTAAAGGATGCTGTGTCTCCTCTAACAATTGTCCAGATAGATTGTGGTGGTTCTGAACCAATTTGATAAGGTGTTTGATTTCTATATTGTGCCATTATGCTAATCCTGCTTTCATTGATCCCCACGTACCATTGCCTTTAAAAGATCCTACAAGAATAACACCAGTAGTGCTATTTGATTTTGCAACAATTCCAACTACTCCAGAATTTGTTGTAGCAGTAATTGGCTGAGTTGCTGTAAGACCACCGCTTGATCCAACATATAGCCTATCTCCAGCGGCATACGAAGAAGTATTAACTTCAGTAAATACACCTGATATAACAACAACTCCATCATTGCCATTTCCAATTGCAGATTGTGCTAATCCAATTACTGGAAATGTGGCAATGCTTGATGCTTGTGATTTTGCTACTCTTGGTTTGCTGGTACCAAAACCTGATATGTATACAGGATCACCCTTAGAAATAGAAACACCACTATTGTTTACAACTTCTAATGTATGAAATGGTAATCCAATTGTAGGTAAAATAACCTCAATGCGCTCAGCAAGTGATTGAATATCCCCTGCTACGTTTACGGGGTCTGAATTAACTGGATACGGTAAATCATATACCGTTGTTTCGCCTGATGCCATAGTCTTATTATTATACCATTCTAACAGGCTTCTTTTTAAGATTGCATTGTGCATGTGATGGTTTTACGTTGTCTATTGTGTCTGGTCCGCCTAGGGCTATATCAACAACGTGCTCAATGTGAAGGCCTCTTTCCCAGCCTTCTGAACCTACTTTTCTTGTGGCTAAAAGATCTATTGAAGTATTACACAAATAACACTCTAAGCCATACTTTTCAAGAACTTCTAACTCTGTATACTTTTCAGATCCATTGTTTAGTTTTTGAGCCCTTCTTCTTCTGCTTGATTCTCTAACCTTTTCAGGCTTTAAGATACTTCTATAGTGTCCCCTGCAATAACCTTTAGACAAATGTGGTTTGTTACAATCAGGAAAAATGCAGGTAGTGTAATCTTTATAAAGTATTAACTTTTTATCTGGGTCTCCATGCAACAAAAATCTTTTATAATGTTTTTTGCAGTACCCTTTTGCATGATGTTTATTCAAACAATTAGAAATATTACACATTTTCATATATTAAATATACCACAAAACGGACATTTATGTGTTTAAACTTGTTTTTAAGGGTCAAAACATGCTATACTTTATGTAGTGCTACTGCAAAGTAGCATTTATAGTTTGGAGGAAAACTTGAAAGAAAGCAAAATGCTATCGGGGGTTCTTATAACGTTGCTCACTCTTACCTTGTTAAACAATGGTCTGAATGCTGCACACGCTACAAAGAACAACTTACTAAGTGAACGTGCCTTGACTACTACTTTAACCCCTCCAGGGGTTTTTTTGGTATCTAAGCCTAGTAGCGATGTAATACTTGAAAAATATGCTAATTCTACTTCACTTAGTGATTCAGAACTTGTTGAATTATTAAAGGCTGTAGGGTTCAAGGGGGAACGCCTAAAGACTGCCTGGGCTGTTGCAAAGGCTGAGTCTAATGGAAGGCCGCTTGCCTTCAACGGTAACGTTAGCACTGGAGATTCATCTTACGGTGTTTACCAAATCAATATGCTGCAGGGCCTTGGTCCTGATAGACGAGATAAATTTAACCTAGATCACAATGTAGATCTTCTTAACCCTGTCATCAATGCACAAGTTGCATTTCACATGACAAAGGGCGGTACTAATTGGAGTGCCTGGTCATCATATAAAAAAGGTGCCCATTACAAGTGGTTAAAGAAATTTCCCAATAATTTAATTTAAGGGATAAAAAATACCCCCCATTGGCTTTTGGCTTTTGGGGGGTTATTTTTTTATTTAATTATTAAGCAGGATCTTCTGCTTCCATTTCAGCAAGAATTCTTGCATCTCTCATTGCTTGGTTTTCTTGTGATATACCAATTTCATATAAGTAGTCAATAGTTGGTGCAGTGAAACTAGTACCGTCATAAGTTGACCACATTCCAGGAATTGTTTCTCCTACCCATACTGCATCATCAAATCCGTGTTCTTGTGCAACTGCATCAGCCAATGCTTCATCTTGTGAAGCAAAGACTGCAATGTTTGCAACTCGATTGTCTTTAAGAAATACGTAGTGTTGTTCCATAATTAACTCCAATAAGTAATTAAACAATAGCCAGAAGCGCCAGCACTTCCATTATTAAAATTAGAACCTGTTCCACCACCACAACCGCCATATCCTCCAGCACCTGAATTTGCTAAAACAGTAGGAGTTGTTCCACTTCCGCCTGCACCATCTGCAACTTTCCAAAGTCCAGGTCCACCACCAGCACCAAAACCGTAGAGCCCCATGCCGCCGATACCATTACTCGTTGAAGCAATACTTCCATGACCTGGGTTCCCCCCAGCGCCGCCGCCGCCGCCGCCATTAACTCCAGAAGCGGTATCATTTCCTCCTCCGCCTCCGCTGCCGCCAACTCCTAAACCTCCTGCATAGGTTTTTGAATTGCCGCCGTTGTGGGCTCCACCTTTTGTATTAGTTCCAGAACTACCGTTAAAGCCAGCACTATTGTTTGCACCACCTGCTCCACCGCCGCCGCATACTAATAAAGAACCAAAAGATGAGTTTGCTCCGTTATTTGCAGCAGCACCGCCTGCACCAATTGTAATTGTATAAGCAGTACTTGGAGTTACGGTAAGAAATGTTTTAACTACTTGACCACCGCCACCGCCACCTGCGACTGCATAGTTAGAAATGGCTGAGTTGCCACCACCTCCACCGCCTGCAACAAGCAATACTTCTACTGTTGAAACATTTGATGGTGCGGTGAATGTTCCAGTTGATGTAAACTCTTGAAATTTTTGTGTTAATGCTGCTGCGCTTGGCGCAGGAAATACTGCAATACCCATATTAAGATACCTCCACACCAGAAATGTGGAAATTAACAGAAGTAGCAGAAGCAAGTCCTGTAATTGTTTGTGCTGCAGTTAGTACTTGTTTTAGATCAATATATACCGTTGAATTTGCAGCGATAGCAGTTGTTGTATGCAATGCAACTGAATTAAGTGCAAGTGTAAATGTTTGCGCTGACCCTGATGTATTTGTTACTGCAATATTTGATACTACAGTAGTTGTTGAAGCGGGTACTGTATATAGTGTTGTGCTGCTTGTTGCAGCAGCGGTACGAGCAAGTACCTTAGTTGATGTAGCCATTAGTTACTACCTTTCATGTTAGAGTGCTCCCATAAGAAGGAGTGTTAATTCATCTATAATACTTCCTGGTGCATTTGTTCCAGATAATACTATATCTCCAGAAACGGTTAGGCTTGTTAGTGTACCAGTTGAAGTAATAGATGAAAGGTTTCCTGTTGTTATTACTGTACCGTCGACATTTGGCAAAGTAATTGTTCTATCTGCTGTAGGATCAACTACTGTAAGAGTAGTTTCATTAGCATCTGCAGAAGAACCTTCAAAAACAATACTTGAATCATTTAGTGTTAAACCTGTTACAGTTGGTGTTGTAATAACAGGACTTGTTAAAGTTTTATTAGTCATTGTGAGAGTATTACTTGTTGTTGCTACTACTGTTGTATCAACAGAAAGTGTAACTGTTCCTGATGTACCGCCGCCTGAAAGACCAGTTCCAGCAGTTACGCCATTGATGTCTCCATCATTTGCAACCCAAGCAGTACCATTATAAAATTGAATTTGATTAAGTGGTGATCCACCAGCATCTTGTCTTACAAATGCAAGAGTACCTGCAACAGGTGCAGTTAGTGCTGCATCTCTAGCAGCAGGGTTTAGAAAATTATTAAAACCATCTCTTAAAATAACAGTAGCATCAGTAGTTACAGTATTTAAAAATGTTTGTGCGCCAGCCCATTCGTATCCTGCGGCGGTATCAATCTTGGCACCAACGGCATACCAAACACCATCAGTAGAAGTTGCTCCAGCCTGGAACATGTATGTTGGTTTGCCTGAATTATCAAATGTAATTGCCATGATTGTATTATAGCAGAATTATTCTACTATGCCCCGCTTTCTACTAATTGCCAATTAAGGTCATCTTCTACCCATTTGTAAATACCGCCATCATTTGGGTATGGTGTTGGTGCTTCCCATTTACAGGTCTGTTCATTTAATGCCCAAGAATTAAAAGGTTGTGGAGAAATAAAAGCATCACGAACTTCATCATAATAAAAACCAACTCCTGCATAGTTTTTACGTATATTTGCGTTATAAGAAGTTTTAATCCAAGTACCACCAAGATTATCTAATAACCATTGGTATCCTTCATCACCGTTTGGATCATTATTATCTCCAACAAGTACTTGAAGAACAATGTTGTTTTCATTTATTTCTGCCCAATGTGCCATTATCCACCTACCTGTGCTCTTGTGTAACGAACAATTACTAATCCTGAACCACCTGCAACACCTGGATTTCCGCCTGCTCCTCCGCCTGACCCAGTATTAACAGTTCCAGCCGTTCCAGCAGTTGGATACACAGCACCTGCACCACCGCCGCCTGAACCGCCTGACCCTGCGGTTGAAGTGTTAAAGCCCGCTCCGCCACCGCCGCCCGCATAACGACCACTCACGCCTGTTGATGTTGCTGTTGCCCAAGATGAGTAAGTATTTGTACCAGCACCACCGTTACCTGCTGAAGCGCCCGAAGTTGCGTTACCGCCTACACCGCCTGAACCACCGCCACCGCCAGATGGTTGCTGTACACTTTCACCTTGTCCGCCAGCAAAACCTTGCCCAGATGTTGCCGCACCGCCTGTCGTGGTAAATCCTGCACCGCCTGAACCACCGCCGCCTGAACCACCTGAAAAGCCATTAAAAATACCGCCGCCGCCGCCGCCACCAGTTCCGCCGCCAACACTTGCTGTTAAAGAATCAAATTGAGAGTTTGAACCATTTGCATTGTTAGCGCCACCACCACCTACCGTTACGGTTCGTGAAGCAACCGTTAAACTTTGATTTGAATGTAAAAGAACGCCGCCAGCACCACCAGCACCGCCTATGGCTTGTTGGGAATTTGCTGAACCTGCTCCGCCTGCAATAGTTAATACATCTGCGGTTAAAGTTGTGCCAGTAACACTAAGAGTTCCGCTACTTGTAAATGTGCGATAGTAATAAGTTGCATCAGAAGTAAGAGTTCCACCAGTAACTACTGGAAGAGGAACTGGAGTTACAGAGTTAGACGCAGAAGATGCTGTAGATGAACCATTGGCGTTAACTGCAACAATTTGAACTGTATACGCAGTGTTAGAGGCAAAAGTTCCAGTAACTGTTAGCGGAGTTGTAGTACCAGAAACAGTTAAGGCAACAGATGGGCTGCTTGTAGCAGTGTAAGAAGTAATAGCAGAACCACCTGTTGCACCTGCTGTGAATGGGACAGAAAGAGTAGTGTTGTTAGTCCTTGTGACAGTACCAATAGTAGGTGCTTGTGGAACGGTAGTTGCAGTAATGCTATTAGAAACACCAGCATCAGAAGTACCAATTATATTAGTAGCAGTAACAGAAAATGTATAAGATGTATTTGATTGTAATCCAGTAATAGTAATTGGAGATGAGACTCCTGTATTTGTATACCCGCCTGGAGAAGATGTTACAGTAAATTGTGTAATAGGAGATCCATTATCTGGTCCTGGTGTAAAAGCAACTGTTGCAGAACCATTATTGAATGCACGGCCTGTTCCTACGTTGGTAGCAGTAACTGAAGTAGGGGCACTTGGTTTTAATACTGCTGCAAAACCTAGTCCTCTTACACCAATTTGTCTTCCACCAATAATAGGCATTTAAAACCCCTTAAGCAAACTTTGTCTGTGATCCAAAGGCTGTAAAAGTAGCCGAACCTGTCTTTACAATTGTAAATGAATAAATATCAATACTATTTGCATTACCAGCAGAAGGTGCTACACCATTTTGCCATTTTGGAGTAATTGCATTTCCATCAATTTGAAATGCTGTTTGATAATATGCAGGAGAACCTTGTGTTGCAAACATTACTACTGTAATTGAATCATTAGTTGT